AAAAAACTAGGAGAAAGAAAGTTTACTCTGCACAGGAACAAACTAAAAAGTTAAACTACAAGATAACTGATACAGAGTATCATCTTACATCAATTAATCCAGAGTTAATTGTAGGGTCTGGACAACTATGGACATTCAATACTAAAACCAAAGAGATTACCAAATATGAATCAGAAGATAGAGCTGGTCTTGGAGTGAAAGGAACAACTATTCAAAACTTTGGAAAATACAGTGCAACTAAAAAGATTGGAAACAGGACAAAACATTTCCTTGACAGAATCCAAGAAGGTGGTAAAATAGTATTAAGTAAAGTATTAGATGAAATAAACACAAAATCATCTAAACCAACTGGAAGAATAAACGAACACATTATATTATTAAGAACTGAATGATTATAGTAGACCTAACACAGGTTCTAATTGCATCACTAATGGCATCAACCAGAGGTGGACAAGAACCTATCAGTGAAGACCTAGTAAGACACATTGCACTTAAATCACTTGCAATGTATCGTAAGAAATACAAAAACAAATATGGAGAGTTAGTCCTTGCAGACGATTCTTATAATGTTTGGAGAAAAGATGTATTCCCATACTACAAGGCAAATCGTAAAAAAACTAGAGATAAAGATACCAAAGATTGGAATCAAATATTCGATTGTATATCTGTAATCAGAGAAGAATTAAAGTATAATTTTCCTTATAAATATATCTACATATCAAAATGTGAAGCAGATGATATAATAGGGACACTTTGTGAAAAGTATGGTGACACTGAAAACATTATGATTATCAGTGGAGATAAAGACTTTCAACAATTACAGAGATACAGTAAGGTTAGACAGTTCTCACCTATCACAAAGAAAGATATTAAACTAACACAGGAACAAGCTTTGGAGTATCTCAATGACCACATAATTAGTGGTGATACTGGGGATGGTGTTCCTAACTGTTTATCTCAAGATAATGTATTTGTGTCTGGGTTGAGACAGAGACCTTTGTCTAAGAAGAAAAGAGACACTATCAAAGACCCTCTCGTCATGAATGACAGTGAGGTAGACAGGAATTTATCTAGGAATAGGAGTCTTATAGATTTGTCCTATATACCTAGTAAATACAAAGAACAAATTCTTCAAGAGTTTGATAATGTTGTAGTTGCACCAAGAGGTGGATTACTAACATACTTTATCAATAACAGATTGATGGATTTACAAGAAAGTATTGGAGACTTTTAATTATGGCAAAAAGAGGAAGAGGAAGACCTAAAGGGTCACTCAATAAAAAAACTATAGAGAAATTAGTTCAAGAAAAAGAACAAGAAGTTTCTCTTCAAAAAGCAGATGCAGTTTTAACAAAAGAAGAATTACCTTCTGCTGTTGATGATGCAGCTGATGTCATGTCCAAGTATGAAAAACCTCTTGGGGAAACTCAAAAGAAAGTTCTTGATGGGCCTGATACTAAAGTTAAAACTGTTAAAGACCTTCCAAGAAATCCAAGTATTATTGAAATATTAGGATTGGTTGAAGAAACTAAAGGTAAACAATCAAAGGTTGATATCTTAAAACAGTTTGTTGGTAGAAATGATGTTAAGTATGCACTTAAAGCTGCATTTGATGACAGAGTTAAGTTTACTTTACCAGATGGTCTACCAGATGGTTTTGTTCTTGGAGACCCAGATACACCAGCAGGTGCATATGATATTGCACCAGAAAGATTCATTCGTGTATTCAAAAGAATGCAATATTGGGTTGAGGGTGGAACTGCACAAGCAAAACAATCCAAAAGAGAGGAGATATTCTTAGATACTTTAAGGTCACTTGAGAAATCAGAAGCTGAGTTCTTACTTGCAATTAAAGAAAAGACTATGCCTTTCAAATCAGTTACCAAAGAAATTTGTGAATTAGCTGGTTTTGAATTGAGTCCTAAGTAAGTATTGATATAAATACTTCTATGGAAAAAGCAATCAACAGACTAGGACTTACTGATGAGGAAAGAGCAATCAACTACACTAACGAAAGTGGTGCAGTAAGAATTGCAGAACTTCGTCACTATGACCCAGTTATGGGGTTGATGAAAATTGTAGACCCATTTGATGATACAGTTCATGAAATGATTTACAATCGAACAACAAAGAAGTGGTTCGTGCCAGGCACAAACATTACATGTGATTGGAACATGGAAGAACCAGTAATTAAACAGATTGATACACAGGAAGGTGATGTCCCAGTAACAATCAAAAGATTTCCATCTAATCCTTTAGATTAGTTGGAACAAATATAGTATGGAGATATTATGGAAAATCAGATAGAACAAGTTGATTTAATTCAAACTAGGATTCTAGGTTTAAAAGAACTTGCACAAATGGTTGCAGTAATCGATACATGTGCTAGTAGGGGAACTTTCAAAGCAGAAGAGTTTTCTACAATCGGAAGATTGAGAGAAATACTAATTGCAGAAAGTCAAACTCAAGCTCAGTTAAGACAACAAGTTGCAGAACAACAAACTGAATCACTTGATGGTGGTAAAGTTGAAGGTAATGAAACTTCTGAACCAGTTATTGATGCAAGAGAAAAAATAAAAAGAAGTAAAGGTAAGAAGTAATGGCAGATAATTTCGATTTTGGTTTCACTGCTGTAGACCAAGATGAACTTACAACTAAAACAGGGGAAAGTGCAGCTCTTAATGAAAAGATTGCAGAAGACCTTAAGAAAGTTGCAGAGTCATCTAAAGGAGCAGTTAATTCTGAACAGATAGAAAGTTTAGATGCAAAGGTTGATGTTCTCAACAAATTAGTATCTAATGCACTAGATGAATTAGATGAAGCAAAAACAAATGTAGGAAGTTCTACAGATGTTGCAGTATCAAAATTGAAATCACAACTTGCAGATGCAGAAGAACTTATCTTACCACTTTTGCACAAACTCATGGAAAATGAGGACAAAGAATATATTTACTGGCCTAATAGAAAGGCAATTATCAACCAACAAATCGAAAGAGTTAAAAAAGTAACAAGGGGATAGATTATGGCTACAGATGCAATAGGACAAACTATACCTTCATGGGTAGAAGACAATTCATATGAGTTAAAAAGTTCTTGTACATTTCAAGCAAATGAAGGGCATTTAAATCCATGTTCAGATAAAGATTTTCAATCAATGTGGAAAAAATTTCATGAAGGTCAAATAGTTCGTGATGGTAAACTTAAAGATAATAGTGCATACAATGGTAAATTTCTTGTTGACCCTAATAGAAATTATCATAATGTAGAAGATTTACCAGAAAATTTAAACACAACAGGTTCACAAAATCCAGATGGTAATCCAATGGGAATGATTCCAATGGTTAGTGGTGAAGATGCAAATGACACTGCAAATTATGGTGCTGGTATGTGGCATGGAAATGCTGGTCTCGATTCTTATAAAGAACCTGCGTCTTTTTGGATAGGTGATACAGAGGTTACTAAAGACGATGCATTTACTTCTGTTAAACATTGTGTTTATTGGAGATATGCATCTGATTATAAAAAGGCAATGTGTAACGAATACAATCCAATAGAAACAGTTGGAAGAAGAACACTACCAGAGATTTCCTTATCAGTTTCAGACTATGATTCTAAAAAGATTTCTGATAGTTCAACTGTTTCACCAGATGAGTCTAGTCCACATCTTCAAGAAGAGGGTGCGGGTGAAACCTATGTAACTAAATTAACATGTGCAAATGATTTTCTTGTATCTGGTGGTGGTATGAAATACAAAATGCAATGGGAAAAGAATGATAATACTTCTATTACAAGTGAAGTTGATGCATGGTTAATTGCAAATGGATATGGAAGAAGTACAAAACAAAACAATGTTTGGGTAACACATTCACCAAAAGTACTAGGTCAAGCAAGAGTGATGAAAGAGTGTTATAACTTTGTAGGTGGTGCAAGAGTAGATACTACTTTACAAGATATCGACAGTGGTGTTTTTGGACTACCAACTGGACATCCATTACTTTCATCCACAGAGGAACTACAAGGTGCAATAGATTTTACACAACATTTTCCAGATGAAACTGGATTTAATGATGGTACACAGGTTATTGCAGATGACATACAAGTAGAATTCGGTAACGATACTGTTTAATAAATGAACAAAGAACACATTCTAAAACTCCAAAAGGGGGACATTGCACTTGTCATCACAAATGAAAATGGATGGTTCAAGAAAATGAACATTGCATTTGCAGATGACAGTGATGACCCAATTCAATTAAATGACGAATGGTTATCTCTTTATAAAGCTACTACACACTTATCAATGATATGTGATACTTATCTCAGAAGTAGACAAAATCTTATTCATGAAGATGGTCATGATATCATACAAGAACAAGAATGGAGTACAGATTTACTAGACCCATTTATTTTAAAAGATTACTTAACAGATTTAGGATATTCTACTCCACCAGAATTACAAAAACAGGTGGATGAACACACTAAAGAAAAAGAAACCAAAAAGAATGACAATAATGTCATACCTCTATTTCCAGATAAAACTTGATTGACAGGTACACTTTTTGGTATACTGTAAACCATTTTATACTATGATAGGACTATATTATGAACAAGTTTAGTAATTACGATATTACACCAAAAGAATTGTTTTATGCAGAACTAGGTCGAGAAATCTCTAAGTATGCAGAAAAAAACAAAACCACATCCCTACAATTCAGTAGGAAGATATTCGAAAAAGATAGACAAGGTAGTGCAGAGGATGATGTATGGAATCATATGTTAACTGCATGTGATAAACTGACTCGTATTGGTACAACATGGGGGCCTAAAGATACCTCATGTCTCAATGAGAAAGAAAGAATTATTGTTCAAGCACAACTAAGGAAGAGGGCAAATGCAAGACGAAGAAAAGAGAGACTTGAGAATAGAAAACAAAGTCTTAAGAGCTAATATCAGAGATTTAGAAGAACAACTACATAATGCATACAAGAGAATACAAGAGTTAAATGAGAGTACAGAACGCAGATAGTATGGGTAACGATATATTCGTTATTGATGATGTTGTATCTAATGCAGATACAGCTGGATGGTATTATTGCATGGTTTTGTGGGGTAAGTGGAACAAAAACCAAATGTTCTATAATCAAAATCCACCAATAGCTGCAATGGATACACATACTGATACTGCAATAAAAGTCAATCCAGAAACCATGCAACCAGAATTAGACTCAACTATGGTAACTGGAACTAAAGAAAGAACAACATGGTTTATGAATGCATCTAAAATTGAAAATTGTCAATACTATGACAAAGATGAAAAAGATGGAATTAAAGGATTAACTGCTGATAATGTATCAATAGATACAGACAAAGTAATTAAACCTTTTAAGATTGGAAACTATGAAGTTACTCAAGAACTTATTGACAAAAATCCAGAAGAATTTCAAACACTGTATGTTGATGATACTACTCAGATAAATGCAAACATTTACAATTTACATCCAGAAGTTAAAAGAATAACTCAAGAGATATATGATACATATCTTCCATACTGCAATGAAGTTGTAGGTAGACCATTTAAGAAAGATTTTACTAATGCATATATTAATAGAAATGCATATGGTGATTCATGTTGGACACATGCAGACCCTTTTGATTATAGTCTAATAGTTTATCTTAATCCAGATGCATATGATTTAAGAAAATGGGGTGGGGAAACAATATTTTTTAATGATGATATTACACTTGGAAGAGGTGCAGTTTCACCAAAAGGTAATACTGCATGTCTATTTAAAAGTGATATACCACATAAAGTCACTAGTGTATCGTGGGAAGCTGAGTTTGATAGAATTGCAATAACTTATTTCTTGGAGTTTGATAATGATTAAAAATATTGATACAATGAATGAAGAAATATTTTTAATTGATGATGTAGTTACAAATGCAGAGGTAACTTTAGCTTGGACTAATTTTACTAATTATGGTTCATGGATAAAAGGATTTCTTGCATATGGTGGTAATCCACCACATATTAGTATGGATAAAACTGGTGACCCAGAACTTATTGAAAAAATTAGAAAAGAGGGTGGATTCTCTCCACTTATAACTGGAACAATAGAACGAAATTCATGGTATATGAATGTATCTCAAAGTCAAGAAGCATTTACAAATGCAGCTTCAAGAGCATACAAACAAAAAGAAGATGGTAACGAACCTTATTGGGACAAAGAAGACCAAGAATGGGGACTGGACAAAAACATATTTGAACATCATCCAAAGGTGCATGAAACAGTAGATTTTATATGGGATACATATAAACCACATTTTGAACAAGCACTAGGTGTTGAAGTAAAGGATTATAATAACTGTTATGTTCATGCATTTCAATGTGGAGATAGTTCATGGACACACCAAGACTATATGGATTATAGTGCAATAGTTTATATAAATCCTATAACTCATTGGGACTTAAGAAAATGGGGTGGAGAAACTCTATTCTTCAATGATGAATTAGATTTTTGTCGTGCAATGACAACACCAAAAGGTGGTAGTGCAGTAGTATTTCGTGGAGATATCTTTCATAAAGTTACAGGTGTATCTTGGGAAGCAGACTTTCCTAGAAATTCTGCAACATTTTTCTTTGACAAAAAATAACTATGAGGTTATAATTATATTATGAATATTTTTTACTTAGACAAAGACCCAAAAACATGTGCAGAAATGCATTGTGATAAACATGTGGTCAAAATGATTATCGAATATGCACAGTTGATGTCAACTGCACATCGTGTTCTAGATGGAGACCCATATGAAGGTAAGACTGCAAATGGTAGAAGGATTGCACGATGGAAACATCCACTACCTAGAATGGAAAAAACTTTATACAAAGCATCCCATGTGAAACATCCAAGTAATCTATGGGTAAGAGCATCACAAAATCATTACAACTGGTTATATGAAATGTGGACACATTTATGTGATGAGTATACACATCGTTATGGTAAAGTGCATGAGACTGATAGAAAACTTAGAGAAATGTTACAGTCTGCACCAATGCAGATTGATGTAGAACCATATGTTGACCCATATCTTGCAATGCCAGATGATGTCAAACAAACAAATGTAGTAGAAGCATATAAGAACTACTATATAAACTACAAGAAAGACTTTGCAAAGTGGACTAACAGACCAGTACCAGAGTTTATGAATTTTGAAACACACGCGGGGTACGCATCATGACAGATTTTTTTATTTGGTTATTTCAATTACCATCTTATTTACTTTTACTTTCTATAAACATAGGTTTTTGGGGTACTCTAATTTATTTTGCATATGTATACATTAGAGATTTTTTTGACAGATAATGCCTACATACGAATTTTATAACACTAAAACAGATGAACTGGAAGAACATCGAATGTCTTATAAAGACTTAGATAAGTTTGCAGAAGATAATCCACATCTTGAAAAAAGAATTTCATCACCTAATATTGTATCAAAAGTTGGTTCAAGAACTGATTTTGGTAAGTCTGGTGGATTTAATGAAGTATTATCTAAAGTTGCAGATAAACATCCTAGGTCAGAACTTGCAAAGACACATCGTAGAAGAAGTGCAAAAGAAGTCAAGACAGATGAAGTCATTAAAAAACATGTTGAGATTCAAAAAAGACAGGGAATAATAAAAGAGTGAATATAGAAGAGTATATAAAAAATGAAGGGTATAGTCCTTTTGCATCAGAAGAAACTATTGCACAACTTTCAAAAGAAGAGGAGAAGGATAGAGGTCTAGTAAAACATGATTCAATAGCACCTAAGAATAGACCAATGGCATTTAATCAATTGATTACATGCAATTGGATTGACCCAGATTTATTTTGGGGATGGAGAGTCAGAGTTGAAGATGGACAAGCACAAGGATTTATGACTCTTCTAACTGTAAAAGAATTCCATTCAGCAGAAAGTGATGTTAGAACAAAGATGGGTGGGCCTGCAAGAGGAGCGGTTGGTGATGTAACTGCTGGTCTTAATTGTATATTTGCAATGAGAAGGTTTTGTCCTGTTATAGAAATAACTCATACATTTGATAAATCTATACTAATAGGTCAAACATTAGAAACAGAAAATATATCATTTGTGAAGTCCGATGGTATTATAACTCAAACAGGAGTTCAACGAATAGCTGAAACTGGTGAACAGATTGGTACATACAAAGCAATCTGTAAAGATTTAAAACATGAAACCTAACGAAAAAATACAAATAGCATTTGGAACACCAATGTATATTGGTAAGATAGATTATGATTTCAAATTCCCTAAAAAGGATTTTGAAAATAATGTACTTCAATTAGATTTACCACATTTAGAATTTAAAATATTAGATTGTTGTAAAGAAATAGTTAAAGAGGTTGGTTTTGTAGAACAACCCATGAAAGTAAATGAACTTTGGTTAAACAAGTATGATAAGAATAGAACACATATACCTATGCATTATCATCAAAATTGTAGTTGGACAGGAACATATTATCCTAAACAAGCAACACATTTAGTTCAGTTTGCAAATCCTAATTCTGGATTTCAAAATCAATATCTTCCAGAGGTTAAGTATTCTACAGATTTTAATTCAGACTATCTATCTTTTCATGATATGCAAGAAGGAATGGTAATTATACATCCATCTTGGATAGCACATGCAGTGTATTGGGATAGTAATTGTGAACCATCATATTCAATATCATTTGATATTGCATATACTGGTGAAATAGGAAATAAAAATTATGGGAGTTATAATGATGGTAAATAATAGTGCAATTTTAACAAGAGACGAATACAGAGAGTTCAACGATAGAGTTGCTATACTACAAGGTAAAGGTTATGACCTACCATTTGAGGTAGAATTTATTAAAGAAGATGATACATTTAAGGTCACGATTCATGGTAAACATAATATCGATGAACTTGATGCAATGACAGAGGATGCAAACCCACAAAGAGTATTTCCATGAAGACCTTTGAAATATTAGACTATGGGTTTGAAAAATTACCCACAGAAAATATAGATGGTAAAAGATATTATGTAACACCAACAGGTGAGAAGTATCCATCGGTAACATCTGTAACTGGTCTTCTTAATAAAGAATCAATTAAGAAGTGGAGAAAGAGAGTTGGTGAAGAAAAGGCAAACAAGATATCAACTCAAGCTGCAAGACATGGTACATCTGCACACCAACTGTTTGAAGATTATATTCGTAATGATAACTTTGAAGAAAAGTTTAAGTCTGCAATGCCCACTACACAACAGGCATTCATATCAGTAGAAAAACTTCTTAATCAAATCGGAACAGTTCATGCACTAGAGGCTCCATTATACTCTCATGAACTACAACTTGCTGGTAGGGTCGACTGCATTGCAGAATGGCATGGTAAGTTATCAGTTATCGATTTCAAGACCAGTGCAAAACCAAAGAATCCAGAGTGGATTACAAATTACTTTATACAAGAAACTGCATATGCAAAGATGTTTGAAGAACTTACAGGTAAGGAAGTAGAAGCTATTGTCACACTTATAGCAGTGAGTAATGGGACATCCCAGTTATTTGTAGAACAACCTACTATTGAATTCGTTGATAAGTTACAAGAACTTAGGTCAGAATACAAAACAACATATGGTGTTTAGTTGTATAGTGATAATCCTATGATAATAAATGGAACTGATATTGGTGCTATCATCATGAAAATAAATTTGAGACCTTCCCAAATTGCATCACAGATTTCGCATCGATGGTCAATAATGTAATTAATAGCACGACTCATTGTGAGTATTGCCTCCTTATAAATAGTTTTAGGGTTAAAATATACGATATACTATCTAGTTATAGATAATTATCATTTATATTTATAATAGTTATAATCTTAATTTTTAAAAAAATCATGGCATATAGTAAAAAAGTAGTACAAAGATTCGAAGATGTTCTAAACAATCCAGAGAAACATGCAGTCGGTAGGTTCGACCCTAAAGACCCTAATGTTGCAACTGGATTAGTAGGAGCTCCTGCTTGTGGTGATGTTATGAAACTCGACCTAAAAATGAATGGAGACACAATAGAAGATGTCAAATTCAAAACTTATGGATGCGGTTCTGCTATTGCATCATCGACACTTTTTGTTGAACTGCTCAGAGGTAGAACAATTGAACAGGCAAAACTTATTAAAGATAAGGAGATTGCAGAAGCTCTTGAATTGCCTGCAATCAAACTACACTGTTCAGTCCTTGCAGAGGAAGGAATCAAAAGAGCAATAGAAAACTGGGAAGAAAAAGTTTCACATAGAAAACATAATAACCCACCAGAATTGACTTGACAATATAGAGTTTGGTAGTATAATTATATTATGGATATTTTAAAAAGATTAGTGTTTTTTGTTATTGATTGTTGGAGAGTTGTAATGGACAATCGATACAATCCTTTAAGACACATACATGACCCTTCAATTCAATCATACTTTACCCTTGCATTATTCATAATGTGGTCTTGTTATTTTGGTGTAGTTGCACTGCACTGGATGAACTGGATAGGATATAGTATCGTTTGGTCAATCATAATTCACATGGCAGTCCTCATACCAATCATGATAACTAATTACATATTTAAAGAAGCAGAAAGGAATGGTGGTAATTGGGTATCTGCATACAGAACACAACAAAAAATAGAGAAAATGGACTCAAGGTTAAAGAAACCAAACTATGAAAAAAGAATTAGATGGGACATCGATAAAGAAGCATGATACTCACTAAGAAAAGATTTGCAGAAAAGATTGAAACAATTGTATTACAAAAGGGTCTAAACTACATTGATGCAATAGTTTATTTCTGCGAACAAGAACATTTAGACCCAGAATCAGTTAAGAATCTCATCACACCACCTTTGAAAGAAAAGATAGAGAGTGATGCAGTGTCTTATAATATGTTAAAACCAAATGCAAAGAAAGGAAAAGGTAAGTTACCAATATGAAAAGTTATAATCGAAGACCACAAAGGCAAAAAGAATGGGGAAGAAAACCAAAAAAACATAGTGGGCCACCACCATTTGATGTCTTAATGAGGAAGTTTCGTAAGAAATGTGAAAAGGATGGTATCGTACAAGAAGTTCGTAGAAGACAGTACTATGAAAAACCATCTGCAAAAAGACAAAAGAAAATAAATGATTTTAAACGAAGAATCAAGATTGATAAACTTCGTGATATCCAAGCCTTGGAAGCTTACAAAAGAAGTGGAAGGTATTAATAGGTGGATGCAAGATTTGGATATGAGTCATATAAACTATACCTTGGTATCAAATTACATTACAATTCAGATTATGATTTTAACAAGTATAATGGTAAAGTTAGTGCATCATTTGAGAGTTTTCTCAAAAGGTCTGATAAGTTTCAATTTTCTAAGTTACGAAAACAACATAGAGAAAATCTTAAAGACTTCTACATTGCAAACTTTATGCATAAAGACTATTGGATAGGAGATTTATTTGGTGAAGAAGCAAAAGAAAACTACACAGAATGGAAAAAATACAACCAATCGTTACTCTACTGTTTTGAAAAAGATATCAGATATTTACATTCACTTGAAGGAGTTTTGGACAATTTATTTAGTACTGATAGCTCTAGTCATCCTATCATTGTCACCTCTATTCTATCCAACTCCATATCCTTTACCACTGGAGTATTACTCGATTCCCTCATACGATGGAGTTCCAGTATAAAAATTACAGAACAATATGTATGGCCTGAGTTGCAAAGAAGGATACAAAAGACTCAAGGATTTATTGGATATAACAATAAAAAGTTAAAAGAAAAAGTATTAGAAATATA